GTGCCAAAAATGTCTAATAATCCTGCCATGATTTATTCCTTAGCCCATTAAGGCGTTCCAACCAGAACTCAACCATCCTGTTTGACCTTCAATGCCACCCAACAACGCAGCAGTACCTAATACATTTTGCAAAGTAGATGGCTGTTGGAAGTTGCTTATTGTGTTAGCACGACCCATTGGGTTGCCATAAACACCAGACAAGAAAGTATTTAGATTTTGCTGAGGTTGATTCTGTAGGTAGTTGAATCTAGCAATATCAGCTTGTTGCTGTGCGCCTGTATAGCCTTCACGCAGTTGACCTGCCTTGAGCATATTCTGAATGTCTTGGTAATCAGCTTGTGACATTGCAGGTGCAGCCATCGTAGCCTCTTGTTGGCGACCACGCTCTGCCGCATAGTTCTGGTATGCCAAAGTACCAGCCGTATCAGCCAAACTTTTAGCAAACTGACCAGAAGCACCTTGTTGCAAAGTGTTCATTGCACCGCCACCATAGCGACCTGCTTTAGATGCCGCAGAACTAATGTCGCCAATGCTTTGCAAAAATTTAGACTCAGCCGCTTGTGCCGCAGGGTTAAATGCCCCTTGGAAGAATGGATTACCTTGTAAGTAACCACCTTGAATGGTGTTTTGCAGTTGACCTTGGGCAGCGCCCATTAAGGGACTACCCTGAGATGCTCGTTGCTCTAAAGCCTGTAGTCCAGTCTGGGTTTGCTGTGATGGGCTTACATAAGTCTGACCACCATAATACTGAGGGCCGCCAGCTTGATATAGCTTTTGAGATTCTTGCAGACCATAAGATAAATATGGCTGAATTGTTGGGTCAATGTTTGATGCGGATGCTGTTGCCATCTTTTACTCCTAAAAGTTCGGATTCCAAGATGGGTCATCCACGGAATCCATTATAAATTGAAAGTTAACCAATAACAACATATTTGTATGTCTTATTAGCAGTTGAGTTTGCAAAATGAGTGATCGTAGCCGTACCCTGTCCCAATGAACTAGCGTAAATGTTAGTCAATGAGTTAAACGAGACAAAGTTCATCGTGGTAATTAACGATGCCGTTGAGGGTCTAGTCGGGCTTGTCTGGGTAGGAATGAACTGTAAGGAAACAGTAGTACTGGTTGCTGACCACCATATCTCAATATAGTCGTTGGCCGCCAACTCTAAAAAGTAGTTCCACCCAACAATTGAATGACCATTCACTCCACCATGGGAGTTAGGTACAGAGATAAACCCTGTTGAACCAGTAATATCTGAGCCATTCTTTCTTAACCAGACGCTTACATCTTGTAACTGGCTATCAGTATTCACAAACTGACCAGACCATTGCAAGTTATAAACACCTGCGTTTTTGACATTCATCCTAGAACTATTAGACAGAGTTACCCCATTGGAGTAGTCTGTGGTGTCCAAAGTCATCGCATAGGCAGTATTTGCCGTAGCAATAGATTGGTCTGCAAGGCTCTGAAAAGCCCCATATGGCATCGTATCTGCATAAGCCGCAGCAGAGGCTGGAACAAACAAAATAACGCTATCTCCACCTATCCTACGATCATTGAGAGTGGTTGTAGTAGCGCCACCAGTTGCCAAAGTCAGCGTTCCAGTATTGTTGGTCTTTCCGTCCATGATTCCACGGACAACTTCAGCAGTCTGACGCTGATCTCCACCAAAAGGAGGTAGGCTTCTAAACATTATCTAGTCCCTTGAGGCTGAACTTCTACATCCAAAGCAACGGCTGTTTTCCATGTTCCAGTAGGAGTTACTTGAAACTGATGGAAGTTACCATTAGACCTAAGAGACACCCGATTGTCAGAATCAGCCGCTACAGCCGTTCCAAAGATAGCCTGTTCGCTCAGTAGCTTTCTAGTCGCAATGGCGACACTTGCAGAACCACCATCAACCAATGGACGAGCTAGGGTTACTACTGATCTGCCGCCAGTATTCAAGTCACCAGTAACAATGTTTCCTGTGGCATTTGCACCATTGTAAGTAACCACATAAGCGCCATTTGTACCGCCTAAGAAGTACTTTCCACCCATGTAAAGAATAGAGTCCAAAGATACTGTCAGGGCATCAATGCTTGAACTTAATGAATCCAATTCTTCTAAGGTTGAGGCAGAGGTAGATGCGTCAGAGATGTAATCAGCGCCAGCATCGCCATAAGTCCATTTTTGTGTTTTGAAGTTATAGATTACTAATTGTCTAGCACCAAAAACAGTTCTGAAATTCCAGATAATCAGCTTACGCACAGGGTCAACAGCCGATGACATAATGCCAAACTGACTTTCATCAGCTAGGTTAAAGAACCAACGATCAACTTTTTCTGAGCCAATGCCAGTAACTTGCTGACCATCACACATATAGAAACCATCGTCTGACAAGAAGAAAGTTACACCTTGAACTTGTGCAATAGAACCCGCAGCAATACAGCCCTTACCCCTAGAGATATTGTCAAACTGGAAAATAAACGGAGTGCCGACATAGCTCATTCGGCTAATTCCCTTTTCCAATAGAACTAAGCCAAACTCTCCACCACGGATTCCCATGATTTGACCGCCATCAGCAATGTCTTGGTAGTCAGCTTGGGTTGTCTGACTTGAACCCCATGTAGTCTCGTCATTGATACCAGACCAACGAACACGAGATGGGTAAATCGTAGAGGATTCTGTCGTAAACGCAGTAACCACAAAGTCACGCACGACAGTTACATATCTACAAGTAGGCGCAGTAGCCGATAAATCAGCAAAGGCTGTAGAAGTACCCAAGGTATATGCTTGCATTGGGTCACTATTGTTAGTGCCAATAATTACCTTACCAAACTGAGTAAACCTAAATCTATCAGCACTAGCATTAGGTGTGTAGCCACCAGACTTAGATACATTGGTTAAAGCGCCAACACCAGACACATCGAATATCTTGGTAGAGCCAGCCGCAAACAGTTTAGTTGCGTTTGCAGGTGTTTTCCCTGCTACAAGTGTAGTAAGGCTTTCTGATGCAGCCGCAGAGAAAGTTGCCGCAGTAGGAAGTGGGCCATAACCAATAGCCTGAGATACAACATTCTTTGCATCCACCAAAGCACCAGAGATGCTAGGTTGGTCAGGCATCCACTCACCAAAGTTTAGTTTTGTCGTAGCCATGTATTACTTCCTTGAGCCTGAATTGTCCATGTGTTGTCATTAGCGGATACTGGTGTCCAAGTATTTGAGTCGCTAGAAACAAGAGTCCATGTGTTTGAATCTGTTGATACAGGAGTCCAAGTATTCTCGTCCTCTGGTACTGGTGTCCAGTTCTTGCCAAGAATATCGCCATACGCTGTGATCGTAGCTGTACCAGAAACATCAGCAACACCTGCGTAAATTCCGTAAGCAGAGGCCGTAAAATCTGTATCACAAGTGATACTTGCAGTCGCATCAGCAACTATTCCACCATTGGCAGTAAATGTTGCATCACCAGTAATACTTGCTATGCCATCACGAACTCTTATGCCATCAGCCGTTACTGTCGCATCACCAGTTATAGCCGCAGAAGCAAAGGCAATGATTCCACCAAGAGCAGTTACATCGGCAGTACCAGTAATAGCCGCATTGCCAAACTGGACACGAGTACCAATTGCCGTTACATCAGCACTAGCGGTAATACTTCCAGTACCAAACTGAACCCTGATTGCATCCGCAGTAACAGTAGCATTTCCATCTACAGCACCAGAGCCAAACTGTACTCTTATACCTTCGCATGAAGCGCTTGCACTAGCCGTAATACTTGCACTAGCGTATTGAACCCTAATGGCATCAGCCGTAACTGTTGCCGTACCATCTACTACCGCTACACCATTCTGAACTCTTATAGCATTAGCCGTAACAGTCGCAGATGCACTCACAGACCCATAGGCATCCCATAGGGTTACTGAGGTTGTGTAGAGTGAACTATCGAGTGTGAGTGTTAAGTCATCAATGCTAGACTTTAAATTGTCTAGCGAGTCGATCGTCCACGGAGGTAGTAAATCAGCCATCTCACGCCAATGTGACGCTCAATGAACCAGAGGCAATGCGGAATACATCACCAGTTGCAATCGTCTTAGACGCATCCAAAGCGGTGTGATACAACAAGTTTCCAGCAGTAGAAGCATCACGAATACCGATGTAGGAAACAGTACCCCATGAACCACCAGCTTGAGGAAACTCAACAGCCGCAGAGTTGGTAGATGCACCATTGCTAGGCGCACCAAATGTCACAGCCTGACGAGCATAGCTAGTACCAGATACTTCAGTACCAGTATCAGCATCAGTTGGGTCAGAAGTGTACAAAGCCACATACACAGTTGTTGGTGCTGTGTAAGCAGTTGCTCTCAATGTCACATTGATAAGAGCATTTTCCAAATAATTCGACATTTCAGCCATAGTTTCACCTTATAGTAAGTTTCATTGATAAAGGAACACCAGAATACTGAGTGCTTTCATCAGACTTGGTGAGAGAGGAAATCGCACGATCATACATAACACTCCATGTATTGATTCGAGCATCGTTGAACAGATAAGGCTCTGCTTCTAACAATGCAGCATAAAGTAGCGCATCAGGTGCAACATTTAGGAACACATTAGATGTATTTGAACTAGACAGATATGCTGGCGCAGAATAGTACAAAAGCCTGAGTGTATAAACACCATCAGGAATAGGTACTAACAAAAATTCATTAGCAAGAATCGTGTAAGACTTAGGAACACCAACTTGTGATGCTCTTGGGTCATTAGACAATGCTGATGGGCTAGAGTAACTCAATGGTTGAATTGGGTTTGTCAGTACGACAAAATCACGAATCTCTAAGAAGTCGCTAGGAACTTCAACCGTCGAATCACCAGATACTGAGCTAGTCGTTACAGATTTGAGCATTTGACGAACACGCAATTCTCTGCGGAGTCGATTCTCAGCAAAGGTAATAAAGTCAGGAATCTGGGTAGTCAGATCAGACCTGCCTAAATATCCTGCAATAGAAGTCTGTAAATCAGAGTATGTTGCGAAACTCATACTACTCCAGTCCGAGTTCTAAAAACTCTGTTGTCACGCTCGTTTAACCATGCCTTCATGCGCTTCTCATCAATAATGTGAAAGCCACGCATGATGCCTTGTTTGTTTAGATCATCAATAACAGTCATTGGGATTGATGCAATCTTGTTGCCAAGCAATTCGTCTGACCATTTTGCTCGTTCATCAAAAGAGTTGTACTCTTTTTTATTCTGTTCAAGAATAGCTGTAATGTCTTGGCGAGTCTCAATAATGATGCCACCATCACCATCAGCATGAACAGCAGTTTGTCTAAAGTTTTGCATAACTTAATTCTATCAGTTTGACTAGAAAAGAAAATGCCCCAGAGGTTTTAATTCTGAGGCATTTTTTAGGTTACACCAGATTAAGGTGTCAAGTCAGCAATGATGCCGTGAGCTGCTTGGTTTTTAACTTCCAAGGTGTACTCAGCCAACAATTGTGTTGACTCATTGTCGCCAGTCACAGCCAACTCGTTGGTCTGGAAAGGACGCAAGTAAGCTACAGCAGCCATGTCAGGGTCAAGCACATATGCAACTTCATCACAAGTGTTTGTAGAAGTCATGAACCTGTTGGGAACCACGCTCACAGTCCCGAAATCTGACAGGTATACGTCCGCAGCCGCCACGATAGTGGTAGGGGTATTGCTTGGGGCCATGAAACGCTGAGCAGCGATACCAGCAAAAGCTGAAACCAATTGCTTGTGTGCAGGGTTGACCATCAACACTTTAGGATTGCCACCAGAAGCGTAAACTTCTTTGATAACAGTCTTCAAGAGAGTCTCTGTAAAAGTGCGGTTTGTGCCGTTTGTACGAGCAGTAGTACCCAAGTCACCAGCAACACCATCAGTACCACCATCATAGTTGCTGTTCAACCATGCTTGCAGACCGCCCAATTTACGAGCAGTAGAAGAATCACCATTGGTAGCAACTTGGTTGCTCAACAAAGTGGTTTCCATGTCGCGCTTGATTTCAGCAGAGGCTTTAGCCAACTGGTAAGCCTTTTCAGACTTACGACCAGCTTTGTCAACAGACTGCAAAGTGCCAGAAATCTTTACAGTTTTCTGTGCAATCTGAGTGCGGTTGCCAACACGAGTTGTTGGAGACATGGTAGCGTCAGATGCTGTTGCACCTTCAACTGCGTAGTTCGTTAAAACGCTTGCGGAAAGTGAGTCAGTCTGCCACTCGTGATAAACAGCAGTAGCCTTAGTCTTGCCAATAGAAGACATGAAAGGTGTGTCTGTGGGGCTGATGTTATAGATAACATCGGAAAGGTCTTCACGCTGACCAATAGCGGTATAGGTTTGATATGTAGCCATTTTAATACTCCAAAATTAAAAGAATCGTTCAAATGCTCTGGCTGCGTCTGTGACTTTTCCAGTCTCTCGCAACTTTTGCATTACCTGTTTGTCTTGTGATGACTTAGTAGGCGGGGCTGAAGTTCCAGAACGCATCATCTTAGGGGCAGCTTGAAGTTTCTTGGTTACTTCAGGCTTGCTCTTTTGAAGTTGCGAATACTTCATTCCGTTGTACAAAGTCAGCACAGCACGACTGTCATATAGTTGACTGAGTTCTTGGTCTGACCACCCAATAGACTTCGCATAGTCACGGATTTGCTTCCGAACCGCATCACCCTGTTGAGTAGCTAACTCAGGAATCAGACTCGCTAACTTCTCAGATTCTTGACGGAGATGGTTTTGCAGAGAGGCTTGTTGCTCAGATTGTTGCTGTTCGGCAATTCTTTGCTTTTCGGCTCTGACTACTGCTAACTGTTTCTCACGCTGACTCTGTTCAGCTACCGCCACGGCATAGCCAATGGGGTCTGTTTCCTTTAGAACATCTAAGTCAACACCCCGATCTTGCTGCGTAAGGAAGCTATCCAACGCTTGCAATTTCTGAGCATATGCTTGTCGCTCTTTTTTCACTTCTTCTAGATGTTGGCGTTCGGCTTCAATTGCCTTACGCTGTTCAGCTAGAGCCTGAGACTTTTTGGTGTAATCTGCACCTTGTTGATAACCCTTGATAAGTTCGTCAAGTTCTACCTCAACTTCCTCACCACTTGCCTTGACTTTATATCTAGGCTTGGGCTGTTCTTCCTCAGATTCCTCCGAGTATTCAACTTCATCACTCGCCTCAAGTTCTTCTGTTTGTTCTTCAGATTGGCCTTGTTCGGCTTCGTCAGAATCACCCATCAGACCTTCAAACGCTGAAGCGGCTTGGTTTACATTTAGGCTTTCACTCCCGCTTGGGTTGGTGTTTTCCATGTGTCATCTCAAAAATCGCTAGACACCTTCTAGACGGAGGTTAGGGTTTCCCCTAAAGAATTTTCCATTTCTTCTCTTTGATTAAGGTTTCCGAGGCCAAGCCTTCTAGGTGTCCTGTAATCAATTCAATCGTCTTGATATGGCGATAAGCATCTTCTCTTACACCAATATCAGAACTACTTGTGTTAATTATCACACTAATCTGCTCTTTTTTCAAATTATCTATGACTTCTTTGAAAAAGTCATCATTCAATAGGTTTTTAGCCCATTGAGCCTGTTGGTGTTTGTCCATA